TGCAATCGAAACTAATCCATTTCCGTTAGGTGTGAGTACGATGTTACCGTTGGTATTGGTTGAGCTGATTGTGTTCCCATCAAGTTGTAGATTATCAACCTTGACTGTGCCAAATGAGTCTGTGCCATCATTGATTCGAGCTAAGTGACTCATCAGACTTCTCAGAGCGTTATTGATTCCGGAGGGAGGACATGATTCTGCAATATTTACACCATCTATGTCTGTATTGTTCGCTGCAGTTGTATCGTATTGAGTAATATTCTCTTTTGCCATTATAGAATTCCTTCTCTTTCTAATGTTCCTAAAGGTCTACCTGCGATAAGTGTTTGTCTCACTGGTGTGCCTAGTTGTTTTATGTTTCCTATTGGTCTACCTAGTACTGATCTTGGTCGATTGGCAAATCTTCGTATACCACCAATACCTGCTGCTGCCTCGCCAATGATACGTGGACTAACAAGACCAAAACCACCTGCTGCTGCACCTGCACCTTGTGTCGTGCCGATACCACCAACGGCAACACCACGTAAGAAGTCTTGGGCAATGAATGGATTGAGTCTTCGACCTGCAAGTATTTCACGTAGTAATCCTCCATCTGGTAGAGTTTCCAATATCTCTTCTCCAATTTGTGTACCTGCTCGTAAGGTTGCATCAAGTTTATTGAGTTTTGTTGAGTCTAAAGCTGTGCCACCGATCTTTAGTTCTTTTGTTATTTCTGTTAATTCTTTTGTCGCCTCGCTGTACTCCTCAAATATTCTTGCATACTCCGGCGAAACTTCTTCAATAGCCTCTCGTAATGCCACTCTGATCTCACTTGAAGTGGCAAAACCAGGCGTACCTCTTTCTGTCTTAGCAATGATGTCATCGAGCTCTCTTCTCGCACCAATCAACTCTTCAAGAGTGACATCAGAAGTACGGAGTTTTGATAATGCATCTTTTTCAATAGTCTTGAGTATGTTGTTTTCTGACTTTGTAAGTGTTGTGCCTCTCTCGGTTCGAATGTCATCAGTAATATTCAAAAGGTTATCTACTAGGCTGGGTTCTACCTTAACTGCTTTTAGATCAAAATTTTTGGTGTCTGCTTTAAATCTATCATTCCTCGCTTTTTTCAGTTGTGCAAATTGTCCCTCTGCGAGTTTTATTATGTCACTATCTGTAAACCGACCTCGCATGGCATCCTTTGCTGCCCTTGAGGTGTTTGGATTTGCAAGTATTTCTATAGCCTCTTTCTTTGCACCCGTTGTAACACCGAGTATTTCTGCTGCACCTTTTCCACCAGCTTTCGTTGCAAGTGAAATAGGTTTTGTAATTGCTCTCGTTGGGTCAGTAATCGCACTTGCAAAACCAACACCCTCTCCGAGGCCTCTTGTGACGGCAGAGGATCGAAGTGCTGCACCACTACCTCCAAGTAACAAACTTAAATCGCCTACAACACCCACTGGATCAGTGGCAAATGTCTCTCTAAATTTTTCGCCCGAACCATATCTGTCTTTGAAAAACTCTGCAACATCTCGAACTAACTGTTCATTCCTCTGTTCGCCAGGAATAAAGGTACTGACAATGCCCTCACTTAAATTATATAGACTTGATACAGTTCTTGGGATGTTGAGGAGTGATGCAATATCTTGGGCGAAACGACCTGCACTTGGTAAGAAGTTTGACGCTGCCCTACTCAACAGTGGTCTTGCTTGTTCTCTTTCGGTTGCCTTTTGTGATTTGAAGTCACTGTATTCTTCAGTTACCTTTGCATATTTTGGGTTTCTTTGATCCGGTGCTTTACCAAGTTCACTCTCTAAAAGAAATCGTGCATTATCACTTAAGTTCTCAAAATCTACTGCCATTATGAAATTCCTAATTCTTTGTCGACATCTGCATCATCTTCTTCGGTTACGGCAAGAGCAACTCTGTCATCATGTAATCGACCACTTTGTTGTGCAATCGCACCTGTTAAAGCATCAACTTCTGCCTTTCTAATAAGTAGTGCCTTATCTCTTAACTTTTCTAATTCTGGTATAAAATTAGCAGAGAATGGGTTGAAAGATGTCGCAATCGCTTCGAGTCTTGCACCCTCTGTCTCTGTTACTTGACCTAACGATGCTCCACCTGCCTTTAAATCTTTAAGATTATTTATGAACTCTTTATTCCTTAAACGACCTATGGCATCCTTTACTCTGCCTGGGAGTTGTGCAAAGACACCTTGAAAAAAACCACCAGACGGCACTGCACTTAGAATAATATCAATATCATTTATGTAACTATCGGCATTTCGATTGACTGCTTGTATTGCTGCTTTGTCTTTTCTTATTTGTCCAAATATTTCATTTTCTACTGAACCATCACGTATGGCCCTAATTACGTACTGCCCATCATCTCTTTGCAGATATTCCTCCCCCTCTTTCAGTTTACCAAGATAATCCGGTAATCCAGTATCAGTCGTCTCCTCTGTTGGTTGCAATGCCTCTCTAATACCTAATGCCTCTGTTAACTCTCCACCCTCCAACAGACTGATACCTGCTGCAATA